GCGAATGAACATTATACCGGGTGAACTGAACGAATTATACGTGCAGCCAACGCACCCGATCATAAGAGTGTCAGAGGAAAATTCTGGAATATACGTTGATGCAAAAATCACGTCAGAAAGTGGCAATTATGCGCATGGTTATAGCTTTATTCGTGATTTGCTTTACGCAAGTGATGCAAAGCCCGTAATCATCAATGGTGTACTGTCAGCACATCCACTAATGGACTACTCCAATAATGATGATTTCTTGGAAGGTACGGACCAGTTCCAAGCCAAGTACAATTACAACGGCTTAAATCGTATGCACTGCCTTGGAGAAGGAGAACTGAGAAATAGATATACCATTGATTTGTATTTAACTGAAAATGGTGTTCTATTGCCCTATTCCAAAGAAAATCCCGTTAAGGATTCCGATTATTACACGGACATCAATGCGCTAAGTCAATCAACTGATCCTGAAGACATAGAAAACTTTGAAACAATTACTAAGTGCATGGTAACAGGAGCAAAGGAAATAGCTGATATTTACGATTATCCGAATGCTTCAGTTACATATCATTATGTATTGCAGGATGCACAGCCGGATGATTGGAGCACAGACTTAACACCCGATATTGCAGAACTAAAAGATAAAAAATGGGGATTCCAACAGTACTACTACCAAGACCCCGAGGACGATTCAAAATTTAAAGCGGTCGAAAAACCCGACTTAGATTATGATTATCAGTTACAGCTTGCAATGCCCGAAGATTGGAGTTCTAACTTTGGTAATTACTATATGAGCGGAGCAGACGGCTACACCAAAGTCCAGAGTGTAACGTCCTATTCCGTACAAAGCACAATGCCAACAGGCTGGTATTCGGGGGAATATTCCAATTATTATAAGTTATCCAATGGTTCTTACGTCAAAGTGTCATTGATTCCTGGATTGGAAGTACTTGAAACACAGCCTGTGGATTGGGCTAATGGATATGGTAATTATTGTTATGCGAACGGCTCAAAAGTACAAGGAGATACACCACGCGCAGTATATACGAGGTTAACAAGCAAGACTGCCCCTGCTGATTGGGTATCACCTTGGAAAGCAGAATATTATTATTGGGATGGTAACAATTACCAAAGGGTACGAGGTGTTACTGAAACCAAATATAGGAAATTAAAATCCAAACCTTCCAATTGGAATACATCCTATAAAAATTATTTTATTAAAGTCAATGGTGATTGGGTGCACGTAACCAAAAAATCACAATGGGACATTAAAAAAGTTCGAGAATCATATCAAGTTTTGAACGCACCCGAATACAAAAAGAACCAATATTTTAGTAAATATCAACCGCCGGAAGTTGCACCAACGTTTGTATATGGCACATATTACGCAAGCGGTCGTATTGTTCCGCCTTGGGGAAGCTTCACAGTATACAAAAAGAGCACAATTCCAACATGGCAGACAAACAAGTATTATACTGCGGTACAATATCAGCCTATTCCGACATGGAATGATACGATTTACACGCAGTATGAAGACCATTACCAAGCACTTATTGAAGGTGCATTAAAGCGCATTGAAGATAATTATACGGCTAGTGAGTTATCAATCAAGTTGGATGAGATAACCATATATGATATCAATGATCGTGTGGGTGCATCAGACGAAGTAACAGGAATTGGAGCAGTTGAGCGCATAATTCAAAAGGTAGTTAAGATTGAACGCGGTATTGTATCGTTCAACTATAATACGGGCAAATAAGGAGGAACTATGGCAAACATTGATTATGTAACATCGCATCAAGGACAGGCGCATATCACAACACAGAATGTTATTGACCTGTTGGCGGGGCTTAGCGGTGATGTAAGTGGAATTAAGAAGTTCCCACAGCTTTACAATGGCTTATCGCATGAGATAACGGATGCATTAACAATACAGGTAAAGACAGGGGCAGCCCTTGCGGGTGGCTCTTTTTTTATATTAAGCGAAGCTTATGATTGGATGCTCGACCCCGGAGCGGTGGGATATAGCCGAATTGATGTACTGTATGTTGTGATGTCAGAGGACCCCGACACATCGGTACAAAGTTGTGATTTTGTGTATGAGGTCGGAAATTTGTATCCGAACGGCACAACGGGAACAGTTCCAAGCGCACCAACAGGTACGAACATAACAGCCACTTATCCCTTCTTAAGAATGGATATGACGGACGGAAGTATTGTGAGTGTGACTGATTACTCAACCCCGTATCTATCCAATAGTTCGCTTGTTACTACTGTTAATGAGTTAGTGGAACAGTTGGAGCAGGATGTCGGAGGCACAGTTGAGCAGGTCCAGACGAACACAAATGAAATAGCTCAGATGAAAGTGACTTTTCAGGATGGTGTTGATACAATCCACAATGGACTAACCACGAGAGGTATGTCCCCCACCGCATCAACACCTGAAGCATTATCTAACGCGGTGGGCGAGGGATTAGGAAATTTATATGACTACGCATGGGCGTATGGACATGATAGTGGAATAGGACATGATGATGCGACAATAGATGAAGTGAAATCTGCCATTGATACAATTACTGAAGTGACTTGGACAGAAAGGGTAATGGTTGTATACACTCAGAATTGGGCAGGATGGTTTTTTATTCCTTTGGCAAGTGTAATTTCTATAAAATTTGATGGATTTAATATAACGCCAACACAATCGCAATACTTGTCTTTAATACTAGAGACACATTCTGCTCTTTCCATGGATGATAATGCCATAAGAAGTACAGGAGAAATAGTAAACAGTATAGGTACTGTAATTACAAATTTTGCATCAAATGAAAAATATTTATGTATATATGTAAGAGGAGAACAGCGCCCTATGTTTACAATTACTAGACAAGCAAAAGTACTACGATAGAAACAGGAGGATAACCATGATTGATTTAATCACAGGGCATCAAGGTGTGGCGCATATATCAGCCGACCAGATTGCAAGCATTAACAATGCCATGATGGATAATTACGGAGCTAACAAGGTCATGCGCTTAGTCGGTGGAGAACTGACCGCTAACGGCTTGACTATTGAGGTTAGTACGGGATATTGGAGAGCCAACGGCTTTGATATGGAAGTACAGGAAGCAGAAACTATCTACATTGACCCGACCGCAGCAGGATTGTCGAGAATAGACAATATCTATGTGGAGATATTGCAGGATATTCCAACAGGCGCGCAGAGAAGCGAAATAGTAACAGTAAATGGTGAGCCGTCCGCTACACCGACCGCCCCAGAAGAACCGACCGCGCCCGAACTGAATACAGACATACTTCTGCAGGTTGTTCCGCTTGCAAGTGTTACAGTAACCGAGGGTGCTATGGTTATGACGGACTTAACAATCGCTTACGAAATGGTAACACCGTCAGAGCTTGAAGCAGTTGAAACGATAGCAACAGGCGCACAGACAACCGCTTCAAATGCACAGACAGCCGCAGGAAATGCACAGACAACGGCTAATACTGCAAGCACTAACGCAACTAATGCATTGAACATGATTAGAAGCACATCAAGTGATGCTTATTCAAGTTCCAAGGCTTATAGCGTGGGAGACCATGTCATATACAACAACCATGTATATAGATGTATAACTGCTTGTAGTGCAGGGTCATGGACTACTAATAGGAGTTGTTTTGAGCAGACTACTTTAACAGGAGCAGTTACTGAGCTAAATTCAGCTTTAAGTTGGAAACAACTTCCAACAGTTACAGGTACGACTAATATTTCATTGTCAAACATATCTTATAATGAGTTATATATTCAGGTTCGCACATATAGTAATACTTATATATTTGATTGGTTTGTACCGAAAGTATCTCTTCTAGCAACGGCAAAGCAATACCTAAAGGGTACTTGTGAAACAGCATCTACAGGAACATCCTGTCTTATTAAAATTAGTCTAACTGATGTTTCTTTAATTTATGTAAAATATAATAGTGGTAGTACAGATGTTACCAGTAGTGCGAAAGTAACTGTTTATTATAGATAAAAAGATGACTATGAACAAACACGAAAACATTTTATTTTATATAATCTTTTGGTTAATATGTGGTATTTCAATGCTTATAGAATTAAATTGGTGTTGGATACGAGATAGCATAAGACAGTTAAAGAAGAATTTAAAAAAGTAAATCTAAAGAAAAATTTATAAATTTTAGAGCATCCAAAAGGGTGCTCTTTTTTAAAGGAGGAAATCTATGAAATATAATGTTATTCAGTTCGTCACGAATACCAAAGGAGAGTACGGAATTAAGGTTAATTCGACTAGCACTTCCCTTAAATCGGCAAAGGTAAACTACTTCAACGATGCTAAAACCCTTGTAAATGCAACGGACGTACTTACCGCAGTAATCAAGATTGTTGATGAGTTCGGAAATGATATTGTGGGTTATAGAGAAGTAATCGACAATACACCAGAGCCGACCGAAGAAGAAACCACAACGGAATAATAGGAGAGGAAGGGTATGAATAAGAATATGTTATGTAGTGCAATTGGAATAATAGGAGCTGCTATCGCTGAGTTCCTGGGAGGATGGGACAGTGCAGTGATTACATTAATAATCTTCATGGCAGTTGATTATGTAAGTGGTTTAGTAGTTGCCGGTGTTTTTCAGAGAAGCCCGAAGTCAGAGAACGGTGGACTTGAAAGCAAGGCGGGTTTTAAAGGCTTATGCAGAAAATGCATGACGTTAATATTTGTTATGATCGCGCACAGGCTTGATTTAATGCTTGGAACTGATTATTTAAGAAATGCTGTTATAATCGGCTTCTGTGCTAATGAGCTTGTATCTATCCTTGAAAACGCGGGTACTATGGGCTTACCACTTCCCGAACCTATAATTAACGCGGTGGACGTGCTTAAGAGCAAGAAAGAGGTAAAATAAGGGGGCTTATATGGCTACTACTGAACAAGCTAAAACATTCATATTTGAGATTGCGCCCTTGGTGCAGAAATACGCGAAGCAGTACGGCTATTCCGTCGCTAGTCCGATAATTGCACAGGCTTGCATTGAGTCAAATTACGGACTTTCCAAGCTATCCGCTAATTATCACA